GTTCAGCGTGTCAATAGTGCCATAGGTGGCGTCATCTAAAATCAGCATAAACAATCGTGGTGGGCGACGTAAAAAACGTGACTCGGTGCCCCGTGGCCAGATTGATGGCGTGTTCTACGCCCTCAACGCTCAATTCTTGCGCCAGCTGCATGGTGCCGCCGCCGCTGGCAAACGTTTTTTCTATGGTGATTGTGTCGCCTATGTCGACCACGGCTACAGCGTCACGTTGCCCGGCCGTCAATGACGCAAACGAAACGCCCACGTCTGTGTAGCGGGCATCTGGTTCGCCGTCAAGCAAATAGGTGGCGGCGGCGTCAATCTGCCCTTGCACGTGCAAAAGGCTGTTGGTAATGCTGGTGGTTTGCGTAAAGTAAAGCGCAATGCTGGCCGTGTCAGTATCGGTTGCGGTGTTATTGTTAAGCGCGGTAACCACCGCGCGGTTTACCACGCTATCGGCCTCAAACGTTATGCCAACGGTGTCATACGGTGTATTAGTGCCATCATCGTGAAAGTCAACTACCGCGCCGCTAAGCGTGTTGCCGATACGGTTCTGAAAGGTCAGTATGCCGTCGCGGCTCATAAACAGCCGCCCAAATTCGGCCGTGTCATTAATTTGGCTGAGATAGGCCAGCACGTTGGTGCCTTCTGGCACGGTGTAAGAGCTGTCATGCCCTAAGTCGACGGTGCCGGTGGCAATGTCGGTGCTGCCCGTGTAGTCAACCTCTGGCAACGCCAGCACGCTCGTTATGCGCTGACCGCTGGTTTGCGCCGTCACGTTGTATTCGTCTAGGTACGTTTGGGCTAGCAAATAAAATTGGTCAGCGCAATAGACGGTTACGGTGTCAAGGCCGCCCAACGCAAAGTTGTAGTCATAGTTGACTATCTTGCCCACGAACAATAGTTCTGGCGCGTTGCTGGCGTCATAACGGATTAGCTGCACTTCTCGCATCGGCGCCAATCCGGGTTTGCTCAACGCCGTGTCGTAGTACGGGCTAGACGTGTCAAATGGGTTAAACACGCCGTCAACGGCGGTGTCATTGAGCGTAAATGACATGGTGCCCGCGCTGAATTGGTCGCCTACGTCGCGTCTGCCGCGTTTTACGTTTATTTGGGTGGTGCCGCTGGTGACGTCTGCAAAATCGGTGGTGCCGTCAAGCACGTATTGGGTGTTGTTTAGCACGCCTTTTGTGGCGTCATTGAGCGTGAAACCGTCTTGGATAAAGCCGGTATCAATCAGCAACGAATAGTTGCCACTCTCAATAATTGACGTGGCCATTTATGCCACCGCTACGTTTATCGGCCCCGCTGAACGGTTGTAGGCACGCAACGCGTTGACGATTGCCTGCCCAATCTCAGCGCTCGTTGCCAGCCCGCCGTTGACGTTGACGGTGACGTTGCCAAACCCGCGGCCACGGTCCAGCGGTACCACCGCCTCAGGCCCGGCCTCACCAATCATGGCAAGCGTTGGCCCTGTCACAATTCCGCCTTGCGCCAGCGTAGGTATGTTAGGTACGTCAAACCCTTTGCCGCCCAGACCCGGCACCCAATCGGGGAACTTAAACGACAATTTGCCAATGGTGTTGTTCCACAGCCGCGCAATTGTATTAAAAACCGTTTTGTAGACGCTTAATACAAATTCCAGATAGCCCTGAATGGCGTTGAGCGAAAATTCCACGCCGGTCTTTACCGCGGTAAACAGCTTGTCGACAAATTCCCTGAACGTCTCAGATTTTTTGTATGCGACCACAAACGCCAACGCCAACGCCGCCAACGCAACCACCACAATGCCAATCGGGTTAGCCGCCATGACAAAGTTAAACGCGGCTTGTGCCGCTTTTGCAATTATCAGCGTGGCGTTGTAAACCTTCATGGCCGCATTGACGGCAATCACCGCCACAGACAAACCGCCAACAATCCCGGCAAAAATCAAAAACAGTTGGCTGTTTTCTTGCGCAAATTCCGCCAATGGCATGAGCAAACCAATCAGCTGTTCGACCACCGGCAACAACGCGGCGCCGATACTTTCTTTTGCCTCTTCCATGCCGATTTGCAGGCCTTTCATTTTCCCTGCCGTGGTGTTGGCTGCCTGAGCTGCCGCGCCGGTGTGAATTTCCAACATCTGCATAATTTCGTCAAATTCGGCGCCGCCTTTAATGGCGTTGCGTACTGACGGGTCAAGCGCGGCCAGCGCTTTCATGTTGCCATTTGCCGCTTTTGCCATTGCGTCTGTAACGGTTGCCAAATCGGCGCCCGTCGCGGCCGCTATGTCCTGTGATTTAACAAGTAGGTCTTGCGCGTAGTTTGTCTCGCCCACCGCAACCACAAGGCTCGCCAACGCCGGGCGTAGCTCATCATCTGCCACCGCCGTGGCGCGTGACTGTGCGCTAATAAATTTTTCTGTTGCGGCAATTTGTTCGTCTGTTGCGGCACCTGAACGACGTAGCACGCCTGCAAGCTGGTCTTGCGCGGCGGCGTCTTCCATTGCGGCTTTGGTTGCGACACCCAACCCAGCTACCAACCCTGCAAGGGCGGCGGTTGCGGGCACTACGGCTTTTTTGAGCGCAAACCCGGCTTTGGCGCCAGCGCCCTCTAATTGCTGAAATTCCTTAAACGCTTTGTCAATGCCCTTGCTGTCGAATTCGCTGATAATCGGGATTAAGACAGACATTAGATAACCCGCTTGTTGACGGCGGCCATAAGGTCATCAATGACGGCGCGCATGTTATCCGTGACCTTATCGTTGTTGCGCTCATACGTGGGCCACATGACGCGTGACGGCGCGCCAAACAAGCTTGTCAGCGCGTCAATAAATCGTGCGCCTTGCGGGCCGCTGCCGCCGCGTTTGCCTGCCATGTCGACGATTGCAGCCGCCGGGTTTTTCTGTATCACGCTTATTACGCTGGTGCTTTTGCGGCTGGTGTTTACTTTTACATTCACGCCTTTGCGTGCGGCGAATTGGTCATAAGGCAATAGCGCGCGGCCACGCTGCTGCCAATTTCGTGTCATGCCAGACAATAGTTTTGGCGGGTACTGTGCTTTAATTGCGTCTGTCGCGGGTTTGACCACCTCTTTGGCGCGCGCATTAATCAGCTTGCGCATGTCTGGGTCAATTTCGCGTAACTCTTTTAGCGCCTCTTTGACGCCAAACACGCCAACCGTGGTGTTTACCGTCATTGTTTCGCCGCCTTGTTGAGAACTACTACCACAGTAGTTAAATCTCGCGTGTCAAACGGGATTTCTGGCGGCCAAAACCCCGTTGCTACCAGAACCTCAGCTAGTTGGCGGCGGTAGCTGCCGCGCCCGTAGGGTTTGGGTCCGTCACGTCAACGCTCTCAATTTCCATGTCGGGGTTGGCGCGCAACCACTCTGCCGCGGTCTGGTGCGGCATTGGTCGACCAGATTGCTTAAACATGAAAAACGCCCAACTCACCAAATCGCTGACGCCGATACCGCGACCGTCTGACACTTTGCGGCCCTCTGTGCGTTCCCATTCGCTGATACACAGCAAATTGGTGATTACCTCTACGGGTTCGCTGCCCGGTGTAATTGTGACCCGTAATTTTATTCGCATGGCCCCTCTGTCTGTTGGCTAATGGTTTGTTACGGTGTGACGTCTGCGGTGTATGTGCCACCCTGAAACGTAATGTCAATTGTTTGCAGCTCGCCCAACGTCGCATTGATTACGGGCAATTCGGCAAGAAACGTGCCGGTCAACGTAAAGCCGGGGTTGGTTGGGCCGTCTGCGGCGCTAGTTGGTTTGACAATTACGGTGGTGGTGGTGCCTACCAATGTTGCCAATGTGGCATAGGTCTGGTTTGCGGCGTAAGTCAACATCAAGGTCAGCGTCAGTTCGTGGTCGCCCAAACCTTTTGCGTAGGTGCGTTCTGTTTCGCCAAACGTCGTGTTATCAAGCGCGTCATAACGAACATTTAGGCTGGCGGCCGTACACCAGCCGGTTAGCGCAACGCTGTTGACGGTAACTACGGGGTTGGAAAGATAAGAGCTGGTTGCCATAGTGCGGTTAATCCTCTCGTGCTGGTTTTACTTTACGTGTTTTGCCTTGTTTTTTGGTGGATACCGTGCCCAACGTGGTTACGTCGACCTCGTTGCCCACAAGGCAAATAAAATTGGCGTCTAGTAAGGCCTGCACGTTGACGCCCGGTTTGGGTATGAATTCGTCGCCCGGCGTGCCTACCAGCGGGCTGAGAATAACCAATTTGGTCATCATCACAGCGTAGAGCTGCGCATTTCTACGGTCAGGTTGTATGCGGGCAACATGACGCCGCCGATTTCCAGCGTGGTAGGGCTGCCGTCAGTAACGGCCACGTCTTTGCTGATAATCAGCGCGCACATGTTCAGTAATGACCGCATGGCGTCAAGATTACTTGGCCCTAGTGTCACGATTTGCAGCGGGTACGTCATGCGCACCGCGTTGTAGGTGAACGCCGTAAAGCTGGGTGCGCCAATCAGCACGCACGGCGGCACCAAATTGCGTGGGTCTGTAACTACTTGCAGGCCGGTCACGGTGTTGAGCGTGGCCGCCAAATCGTCTAGACATTCGTTAAATAGGTCCGTGTATGCAACGGGCATTAGGCGACCTGTGGCCGGTCGATACCCAATAGCTGTTTAATCATGGGTGACAAACCCACGGTTGGCGCGGTGCCCATTTCCGTAAAGCTGGCAAACGTGTCTATTGACCCGCGCGCCCGGTAAAGCGCGCCGCCCCACATGATTGTGCCTAGCGTGACGTCGCCGCTAGGGCTGGTGGTCAGGCTGTCAAAGTAGCCTGCCTCAAATCGGCGGCGCCACGCCATTTGGTTGACCGCGCTGGCGCATTGCGTTAGAAACGTGGTGTCTGCGGCGGTGGCGGTGCCTATGCCTAGCCAATCCTCTATCTGCGCGGCGGTAATCCACGTGCAAACGGGCGTAAACGTGACGGTGCCGGTTGCGGCGGTGCGGTCGACGTCATCAGCGGTGCAGCTGAACAAAATTTGGTTGGGTACGGGTATGTCGACGTCAAAGAGTAGGTCGCCCTCTGTGTCGGTGCCAATGTAAAGGTATTGCGGCAACGCGTACACGGTGAACGTGCCGTTAAACGGCGCGCCAACGCTGGTTACGGTAATGCTGCGGCCTACCTCAACCTCGTTCGGTGTCAGCGTTTGCAGCACCGCGTAATTGTCAATCAGCTGCTTAAACGTGACCGTGTAGGCGGCCATTTAGTTGGCCCCTTTCGGTTTACGAACCAATGGCGATTGATTTCACCATGCTGCTGTAAGTGATGAACGTCGACACGTAGCCGTAGTAGCTGAACGTGCGGCCCAACGTGCCGGGCACCTCAACCGACATGAGACCGCGCACCTGCTCGTAAAACTCGCAAGCCTGTGACGCTGCAACAATCATGGTGTTGCTGGCAAAGTTGCGGTCAGCAACAAGGTTGAGACCAAACGGGTTAAACGTGTTGGCCACGGTGATGTTGGCGGTGCCCAACCCGTTTACACCCATGAGACCGGCTGCACCGGCGTACGGGAAAATCGGGCGCTTGTCTGCGTCAAGCTGCGCACCCAACGATTGCCAAACGTTTGGCGACACAAAGATTGTGTCAGGCAAAAAGTTGGTTGCGCTGAGAATGTCGGTGGCTGCGTCATACAACGCGGCAATGAGCGTTGACGGGTCATTTGCCGTGACTGTCCACGTCGACCCTGACGCACTTGCACCAGCAACAATGGCGTCTGCCGCCACGTCATCTGATTTAAGCAAGTATTGGCCAACAAGGTCTTGCAAAATGATTTGCATAGCGGCCGGGCTTGTAAAGTCAACGTCTTGCACCGACATTGTGACCTGACCGCTCAGCGTGGTTTTTGTGACCACGTTTGACGCAATCACCGGGGTTGTTGCGCTCACCGCGCTCAATTCGGTTGCCTGTGCGGCAACGCTTGGGTGCGTGGTCCACGTTGGGCGAATAAATGTTTTGCTGTTTCCGCCGTCTGGCATTGCGCGTGCGCCAATCGCGGCGACCACGGGCCTGATGTAATTCAGGTTTTCCATGACCGGACCCAGCACGGGCACCGGCAGCAAACCGGGCGTATCGGTGGTCAGTACGTCACCAGCTGCGGCTTGCAACGCTGATTGCTTGCTCAGCGCGTATTCGCGTGCAGCTGCCTGCACGTTGCGGAACGTTTCGCCACCAATGTGATAGGCGGCCATGTATTCGCCAGCGGTCGGCAAATCGAATTTGCGTTTTGGTTGTGCGGGCAACGCCGGTGTTGGCACGGTTGCCTCAACGGCTGCGGCTGGGGTTTCGGTGGTCATGGTCTGTGTCTCGCTTTCGGTCACGGTGCCATTATTGCGCACCGCAACGGGGTTTTGGTGGATACTTGCAGCAACGTCTGTGATTTGGGCAGCGTCACCAAAAGCCCCTACGGGCACCAGCGACAATTCGACCCAATCAGCGGCCTCAATAATCATGCGCTCTTTATCGTCATAGCTGAATTTTGTGGGGTTTACGCCAACGCTGACTTGATCAATGGTGCCGTCTTGCGCCATTGTCAATGCGTCATTGCCCAACGTGGTGGCGCTGATACGGGCGCTAAACAGCATGGCCTCGCTGGTTTCCACGCGTTCTGTGACCACGCCAACGGGCTGGGTTGCGTCATGGTACATAAACAGCCGCGGCGCCTTGCCCTCAACCGGCAGGCTGCCCGGCAAAAACATGACCTCTGTGTTGTCGTTGACCACGGCAAACGTGTTATACGGCACGGCCACGCCGCTGATGGTGCGGCGCGGTTCGCCGTTTGCGGCGGCGTCAACGCTTACTTGGCTGGCAATCAATTTAAGCATGGTTTACCTCTCTGCTAAACGCTCTTGCGTGTTTTGTGCTGGCTGGTCCTCGCGGTCAGCAACGTAATTTTCTGCTAGGTATTCGTCTGCGTCAAACTCTACATACGTGCCGCGCGGCAGCACGTTATCCATGCTCAACGTCTGAGCTATCGCGTCAGCATAAATCTTTACACCAAAAATGTAAAGGTCTGCACGCGCCTGCTGTGCGCTTTGGTAAGAGTAAGCGCCGGTCGACACACCGACAAGGTACGGCGGCACGTTGGCGAGACGCGCGGCCTCTAACGCTTGGTATTGGCTGCTCTCAATCAAAAGCATTTTGTCGGGGCTGGTCAACGTTTCTTGGTAATCCAAATGCTCGTTCAGCGCCGCGGTTTGGTTGGTTGCGCGCGCCGCGTTAAACGCCGCCGCCAAATCGCCCAGCTCTTGCGCGCTCAACGGTTCGCCGCTTTTTTGTTTGAGAATTCCCGCCGGTATCGCGCTCGTTGCGTTGCGGTGACGTGCGGCCTCTAAACGTAACGCTGTTTCTATGGCGCCCGGTGCCGCGTAAATCAGACCTTGCGACGGCGACAAAAACTGCACAAGGTTTGCGGGGTCAAGCTCGCCGCCGTTAAAGAACACTTGTTTAGACGGCGCAAACCACACCGGCCCAACCATGTCTGTGGTGGTGATTGACCCGGCTGGTAGACGCGTAAACGTTGCAGGGTAGCCGTCAGCGGTGCGGCTCGTTATGTACCAAAACGCGCGCCCAAAAAACAGCAAATC